ATAATTAACAACAGCTACAGTTGTAGACCTACAACCAAAATGTTGAGGCGGTACTGGCCCCTGATTGTATTTAAAAATCTGCCCATCTAAATCTCTGCAAACTGGAGAAGTTCTTGAGTCTAAAGTTGCTACATACCGATACTCTTCAGTTACATCAGGATTAGCTTTGTAAACAGTTTGACTTGCTGTATTTGTAACTTGATTAACAGTAGTTCTAACAATCGTCATTACCTGATTGTTTGCACTTTTAGTTGCAGCTCCTCCTTGTGCAAGTAGTTGGCTTAAGCTTCCTTTTTGATCCTTTCTTAGATTTCCTACTAAATCTTTAACAATATCTGTTGTTGTTTCTCCAGACAAAAGCCCACTTCTAACCACTTGATTTAATCGTTTTGCTTCTGCCTGTGCTATCCCTAAAAATGATTTTTTAACCGTGTTTCCATTAGGTAGCGTTATTGTTTGCCCTTGCTCAGCCGTTAATTTAAAAGTTCCTTTTGTCCTAGCTTTTTTATCTTTTGTAATTCCTGCTAACTCACTTTTTAACACAGCAAGATTTATAGCAGTTGGATCTGTAGTTACAACAGACTTAGCAAATGACGGACTAACAGCAACAGACCTAACAGAATATCCAATTTGATCTGTAATTTTCTGAGCCATTCCTTTTGGAATTGATTTCTTTAATTGACCTTCAATAAATCCTGCCTGTACTTTTGCAACGCCTTCAAGTTCCGTAATTAAATCATCAACACTTCCATTAGCCCATGAATTTAAACTCTGCTTTGTTTGTTTAATTAACGCTCTTAATCTTGCAGTTTTATATGCAGGTTGTTTGCTTAATGGTTGTCTTTCTATCTGCTCTAATTGGCTAACAGCCTTCAACATCACATTGTTATATGAAGTGACCAGCTTTTTGGAAACACTATTACTAAAACGATTTAGATCTATAGCGTTTCGATAAAAAACACTTGGAACACCTTCACCAGCAGATACTTGTCTGGACATTATTCATTGTCTTCTTCTATTACTTCTTCTTCAGGCATCTCTTCTTCTTTTTGAGGTTGTTCCATATCAATTAAACCTCCCATCTGAGTAGATTCCAACTCTTGTTCTATATCAAACTCATCTCCTAACACCTCCCCTTCTTCTAACTGCTTCAATAAAGTTTCTTGCGTGATTGTTCCAGCCGTATAAAGTTGCAGCAAACTTCCTATCTCTTGCGGATCAAGACGAGCTGCTAAGAAGTCTCTATTTACAAAACTACTTCCAGATTCGTTGCTTCCTAAATAATTCGCATGGAACAGAAGACAGTTATCAATTAAATCTTGAATCTGTTGTGCAACAACCATCATTGTTGAATCTCCTTGCGATCTGTCTATCCGTTTTGATTCTGCTGTTTCTGCGGATAACTTTTGTCCTAACACAGCCGCTAAACCTAGATTATTTATTTGCTTTTCAAGGCGGTCTAAACGCTCAAATTGTGCATTAAAGCTTTTACCATCTGGCTCAATATATTCAGCTTTACCTTCAGCAGGAAAGGCAATTGCTTCTCCTGGTCCAGCACTTACTTCTTCACTTGATTGAGGAAAGCCAAAGAAGGCCAACATAGGAACAGCACTAATATGAAGCTGGTTATCTAAATCTGATTGAATTTGATATGCCTTTAGATTTAATTCTGCTATATCTTCCATCGGAGGACGTGACTCCATAAAATTCACCCTGTTGGAATAAGCAACAGCAAAAGGAATTTCTGTTAATGATGTTGTTCCTTCTTCATGCAATGTATATTCACCACTTTTTGTGTTCTTGCGGTGTATCTCAAAAGTTCCAGGCGTTAATACTCTTACTTGTTCAACTTCTTTTTCCCCATAATCTCCATCTTGTTCTATTACTTTTTCCAAAAGCCTTAGCTGTGTAAATTTCTGCATCCCATCAATAATTTCTGTTCTCCATCCCAATATTTCCCTCGGCGTATAAGTACACCAATAAGGACGGCCCTTTGATCCTGCTGCTGGAGCATCAACCAAAACGCCGATATGCCCGTACCTAACTGCTAGTCGTGCTGTTTCGTAAGTCCATACATTTAGATCGTTTCCTTGCAGATCTACATCAAACAATTGCTCTCTTATGACATCACCAACATCATTTAATCGAACAGGCTTTCTAACCAACATTCCACCCAACATTTTTTCAATGCGTTGCAAGTATGGAGGAACAACAGAACGAGCTAAGCGATTATCATATTGGTCATCTAATTCTCTTGGTTCTTGCGGTAAATATCTCCTGTGCTTTTTCCTAATTCCAAAAGTTCCACTTTGTAAATCTTCGCTTAATATCCAGTGCGGCTCCATATTTTGCCAAGCAAAAGAAGGATCTTCAACCGTTACTCCTGCGGCTGCTTTTTCTCGGTTGTAATGGTTGTATCCGCTAAACACAATTAAGTACCAACACTATGTAAACAGTTTATAGATAAAAGCTAATAAATTCTAATACCCGTTCCTCTTCCTGATCGAGCGTATAACAAATTAAACTCACGATAAACCAAATATCCAAGGGAATCGGGTAGGTGGTCATAATTGTTTTGCTTGTCTGGTAAGTCTGTTTTTTCATCCCAAGATTGTAATTCAAGACACTCAATTAAGGCTCGGCAACTGGAGCTAATCTCCATCCTTGATTCTCCCTTGCCGTTACATAAAAGAGCCTGAACAGACGAGACTCTATCTTTGATTGGTGGGTTCGATTTCGGGCTTTGGTTTGTGAATCCATAACTTTCAAGAATGGCAATGTCTGTTTTTGTTGCATTGGTTGAACGGTTTCCTCCAGAAGCATCGGGATAAACAAGAATCCTTCTTCTTGGATAGCGTCTTATTAACTCTTTTGCTAAAGCATCAGTGTCATGGATTTTTACCAATTCATCTATTATGACAAGCTTGTTCCCGTCCCGCACCCCAACAACAGCATTTGTATTATCTATGTTGAAATCAATTCCACAGCGTAAAATTTCATCTTGATAATCAGGTAATTTATCTTTTACATGAATGTTTCTAGAAAAACGAGAGTAAACATTTCCTGTGGTTAAATTTGTAAATTGCCCAAGCAAATAAGCATTTATCAATTGAGGAGGATAATTTTCTCGCAAAGATTCAATAAACCCTTCTGGAAGGAATGGATTATCCATTGTTCTTCCACGGATTAAAGCAGTATCAGGTTTGGCTTCTTTTTGAAAAGTTTTAAAACAATATCCATAGCCTTCTGGAGTAGTAGATACATAAAACTGCTGAACATTTCCTGATCTCAATCTTGCAAGTGCCATATTTTGTGCTTGCTCTGCATCATATTGTCCAACTGTATCTGCCTCATCAAATCCAACCGCACAGAGATTCTGACCTCTTAATCTTTGATAAGTCAAAATTGTTCTTAGCAAAATTGTGTGATTTCCTTCTTTAAAAATTAATTTGTATTCAGGTAAAGGCGACACTCGAAATTCATAAGGTATTTCCCATTGCTCCAAAAGCTCATTAAAAGAACGAATTAAAATATCTCTGAGCATTGGAGAAGTTGGTTCAAATACAGCACTAACGAACCCAACATTCATTGCTGCCAAGATGCAAGCTTTAGAAACTAAAGCGTAAGTTTTACCAGCTCCAAATCCACACACTAAAGCTAGTTTTCTGTGCTCAATATCATCACAGAACAATTTTTGATGAGGCAATAAGCCTTCATAAATTCTTGAAATAACTTCTTCACTTGAAGGAGGAGTATTAAAAGCAGCTTTTTCAGCAAAAGCCATTAATGGCTCGTTATCACATATTCCAGTAATTAAAGAAGTCAATTCAACTCAAACCGTAAGAGACGAGCTTGAAGTTCAACAGCTTTTAAAGCAGATTGATAATTACCACGTTTTGCTGCTTGAGATTCGTAATTTTGAAGACGGCTAAGGGCAGACAATAACCATTGTGGCCTCTCAATTTCAGAGTCTAATTGAACCAGTATTCTTGCCCGTTTTATATAATTTTCTGCCTGTCTTAAACCAACACTATAATTTTCCGAACAGTATTGAACGACCTGAGTTTTACTTTGACCGTTAATCAATAGGTTGTAGACAGAATTAACCCTGCAATCAATTTGTCTATCTGTTGCTTTTTTACCCATAGGCAAAATATAACTCATTCATTGGACAAAGGCTTAAGGTCAGCTTCTTCAGCGCAATTGAGGATGTCAGCAATTCTTACAAGATATTGAGTCAAACCAGCAATAACTTCAGGATCTACTCGTTCACCATCGTCAATAGCATTATCAAGGATTGCATCCGAAACATGTTCAGATTGAGCGAGGAGAAGAATAAGACGATCAACAACAGGTTGATTCTTTTTTGAGACGTGCATGAGACAG